CACGGTTAGCGTTCAAGCATGGTCTAGCCAGCAAACAAGACATTGACTTAATATGCGCGGCAGTAATAGCTAACGCTATTACTTAGTAGCAAGCTGCTACTGCAGAGCCAACCTAAGCAGGCCAGCCACGAGCAGGCAAAGCAAAGCGGTACACTTACCGCTGCCTGCCACCACCAAGCAGGCAGTGCAAAGCGCTGGTAGTGCAAGTGGGAGTGCATAGGCATAGGCATAGGCATAGTACAGAGTACATAGGTATAGGTATAGGTATAGTTATAGTGCATGCCAACCCGCCTACCCACCACTGCTTACTGCTTTGCAAGGGCACTGCTTTGCTACCAGCGGTACCCTTACCGCTTTGCATAGCTTGCCATGTGCAGGCTAGCTAGTGGCAGGCCAGCATGTAAATGCAACCAGCGGTACCCTTACCGCTTTGCAAATGCAAATGATTCGCAGCATAATGCAGGGAGGCCAGCAGGGGGGAGCAGGGGGTGCTTGCTTGGGTGCACTGCACCTCGAAAATCTCGCCAGCAAATTTTTCCCAAGGAAAAACAAGGCCTTGCCTGCTGCCCAAGGTAAGCATGCTGGGTGTGCCTTGGCTAGTTCGCCTGTAGCCCAAGGTATGCTGCCTAGGTGTGGCAGGCCAGTTGCTGCTCAAATGTAGCTTTACAGCAGCTTTATTTTGTGCTAGTATGCTTGGCATGGCTTATAAAAATAAGAATGCCTGTAGTAGCTCAGCTACTGCCTTGTAACAGCGCCCTGCTGTTACTGCCTACAGCCTTACTGTCCCTCCCAGTAGGGCTGCCTTTTATTCTGCTACCACTAACAGGTATGGTAATGGCCAAACTTACTCTTACAGACGAATCTAGTGGCTTTCAAACCACAACACAAAGAAATGCCAACTATGCTGCTATTGAAACTGCTTTAGAAAACACCTTGTCAAGGAACGGTACTGGCCCTAATGCTATGGGTGCTAACCTTGACATGAACAGCCACCGCATTATAAACCTGCCTGCACCTATTGCTAGTAGTGATGCTGCTAGGTGGGTTGATGTGGCAAGTGCTGTAGGCTTAAGTACAGCTGTACCTACCCAGACTGGTAATGGTGGCAGGGTATTGAGTACTGACGGTACTTCACTTACTTGGAAGAATGCGCCTGTTGCTGTTGATACAGTAGCAGACATGAAGGCCTTGACTGGCCTTGCGAATGGGGCTTACGTGTGCTGTGGTGGCTACTATACTAAAGGGGATGAAGGCGGTGGAGATTTCATCTATAACTCTAGCTCTAGTGCTACCCAAGATAACGGCAAATATATCACCCCTAATACTCTCCCGGGTAGGTTCATTAGACTTATGGAAGGCGACATAACACCGCACATCTGGGGCGCGAAGGGGGACTCTACTACTAATGACCAGACAGCGTTTGAAGCTTGTATAACGTGGATTAAGAGTGCGCAAGTTGCCACTCCAGCTATGACAAACGTATACTCAACGCCTGTTATGCGTCTGATTGAGGGCAAAAGGTACCTAGTGACTGGGAATCTTGATGTCGGTACAGACTTTCACATATATGCTAATCGTGCTGTGATAATGTCGAGCTTTTATCCCTTTGTACAGACAACACCTCTGTTCATTAACGTGAACACGGGTTGTGTTTTTGACGGTGTAGGCACCTGTGGATTCACCGACATCTTTCGTATCGCAACTGGGAATCTCGACGGGTCCGTCATCGTGATCCAAAATTGCGATATACAAGAGTGGTCAGGCGTAGCTATTAAGACAGACACTAACAGCGCAAGTACTTTCCTTATAGCACAGAATAATAGATTCATAGGTAGACACACAGTGGCTACTAATTGTGTATCCGATACAAAAGTAGACTTTTTCCATTTTATACGCAACTGGGTGGAAGCGTCGTGTGAGACGTTTTTCATCAATCGAGGCTCAATACTGATAGAAGGTCTGTGCGGAGTGCCCTTCTACAGCACTGCAAATGACACCTGGGTTGATCATTTAGGCTTTGATGTAACCTTAACAAACTGCCGATTTGGTGGTGAACTAGGAGCCAGGACGATAGTGCGGAATGGAACTGGCCCAGGGGCTACTAACGTCAACCGGGTATCAATAACGAACTCGCAGATGTACTGTGGCGATTTTCCCGTGTGCTATTTCACTGACATCCCTGACGTGTTTGTGTTTACGGGCAACAATGGACTGACTGGCTCCTATCCTTTTGAATTCTCAACAAGTATACCCACATCCACGCTATACACGTTAGGTTCTCGTCAAAGTTGGGTTGTTGAAAATAATCAGTTCGCTAGCGTCCTCTTTGGACAAAGAGCAAGCACAGAGCATGGGACTGCTGCATGTAAGATTGAGCTCATGCAAAACAGGGATAAGCAAAGTGGATGTGAGACTTACAAAGAATCTCAGAAGCTGCTCGATATTTTATACACAGAATCAGGATATGGGGCCGCTGGGAGTTTAGGCGCAGGCATGAGCGCAGGCACATCTACAGACATATACGCTGCTACAGTGCAAACAATCCTCGGTGTGGATGGCACAGGGAATCAGTTCAACACAAGCTTTACAACACTGCTCAATGGACTGGCGGCTGGCTTGTATACAGCAGTAGTGAATGTTGAAATGAAAACAGCCAAAACAGTAGCTTTCAGTTTATCTGGGGGCGGTAATAAAGTTACGCAAAATCTCGGGATGGGCGCACAAACAATATCAGTGCCTTTTTACTTTGATGGTACAAACACTCAAGCTGTAGGCTATCAAGTAGAAAACGTGTGCACCGGGGCTACTTTTGCGCATGGCGGCGTCCGGTTATTTTCTGGTAGAGTTCTAGTTAAAACTTGGAACACCGAGGCTCTAGGTAATGCAGCCCCGACAACCAGGTATTGGCGGCTGGGTGATCGTGTCAGACGACTGACACCTACTGTAGGGCAACCAAAAGCTTGGGTGTGTACTGTTGCTGGTACACCTGGCACATGGGTATCTGAGGGGAATTTATAGGGGGTTTTGTGGAAAATTTACTTGTTGATATATTGAAAGGTGGTAGCCTGTTTGGTGCCGCTGCTGTTGTTGTGCTTGCAAGCTTTGCTTCTCGCCTTATTTACTCGCTGTATAAAGGGGAAAGGTCAAAGATTGACAAGTCAATTAAGGTAGCAGTAGAGGATCAAAAGCTACTTAATAAAGAGATTGAAGGTTTAATTGCCATGTCCAGTGATAACAAACAAGCTATAAGCATACTGCTGTCTAAATATGAACAACTAAAGGAAGATCAAGCTGGGTTACAAACAAGGATTACTTTGTTAGACAACAGGGTGTCAGAGCTAGGCAAGGACATGCATACAGGCTTTTCTGATATAAAGACCTTACTTATACAGTTATTTGGGCAGAGGCGTAAAGATGGGTGATTTTAAGAATGCAGATGCTTTAATACCTGAAGACTTTATACTTGAGCATGACATGAAGGGCACGGCAGAGTATGCCATAGCTGACTACAGCAGGAAGCCTACCAGGGCATTGTTCTACGAATTTAAAAACCTTGCCTTAGAACCTACCTACACAGTGCACTTTCAAGACAGGCGCGTGGGTGACAAACTATACAAGTCTATGCGTTTAGTTTACATAAACACTTGTGACCCTACTGAATGGACTTTTGTACAACAGGTTTGCCATGGTGACTGGGAATACTGGAACCAGTTGCAGCGTGCTTTGAATAACTACATATTAAAGCCTAAGAAAGACAGTATTGAACGCTGGCGTAAAGAGATGGAAATGAAAATACGCAGTGACGCTTTACTTGCCATACACAAAGACAGTATATCAGGTGGCATGTCTGCTATTAGCAGTGCTAAATGGCTTGCAGAGGGCCGTTACAAGCTTAAGCCTACTACCAATAAAGCTAGGGAAGATGTGGTTGCACCTGCTGAGCAGGTAAGCAAGGAGCCTGATGTTTATGCAGAAGACATTCAACGTATGGCGCAGTACAGTATAGATAATGCAATCATCCAATAAGATAAATAAGCAAGACATAAAGCAGCTAGCAGAAACAGATTTTGCATTCTATGCAAGGCTTGTATGCCCTGACCTGTGCTTTGGTGACATACACGACCAGTTATTCAGGTGGTTAACAAGTACTGACAGGGACTTAGCTAGCCTTGTTTTACTGCCAAGGGGCCATTTAAAGTCAACTGTTGCTGCTATATGGACAAGCTGGCGTATAACGGTTGACCCAAAAGTACGTATATTGTACGTGTCAGCTACTAGCTCTTTAGCAGAAGCCCAACTTTACAGTGTAGGACAGATACTGACTAGCCGTGTATACAAACGGTACTGGCCTAACATGGTTGATGACAACAAAGTTAAAAGGGCTAGATGGAATACTAGCGAAATAATTGTGGATCACCCAGCTAGGCATAACACTCTTATAAGAGATAACACCCTTACAGCAGTTGGTATAGGTGGTAACATTACAGGTAGGCATTGTGATATACTTGTACTTGACGATTTAGTTGTACCTGACAACGTCACAACAACAGACCAAAGAAATAAGGTTGCTTCTGCATACTCACAATTAGCTTCTATTAAAGACCCTGGGGCTATTACTATTGCTGTAGGTACAAGATACCACCCTGACGACTTATACCAAGAACTATTAAGCCTAGAAGTGTATGACCATATTAAGGGCAGCAGTCGCAAGATGTACGACTTGTTTCAAAAGCAAGTTGAAGATTCAGGTGACGGCACTGGTGACTTCATATGGCCTAGACGGCAAGCTGCAAATGGGGCATGGTATGGCTTTGATGCTAATGTCTTGGCTTACAAGAAAGCTGAATACTTAGACAAAAACCAGTTTTTCTGCCAGTACTACAACAAGCCTAATAACGAAGCTACTAAGCTTATACAACCTGAATGGTTCCAGTACTATGACAAGAGCCAGGTGAGGTTTGTAGATGGTATATGCACTGTTGCAGGTAAGCCTGTACTGGTAACAGCAGGGGTTGACTTTGCTTTCAGTATTAAGAAAAAGACTGACTACAGCGTAGTGGCAGTTGTGGGCATGGATGCTGACAGGCGTGTATACATACTAGACCTAGCTAGATTTAAGACTGAAATGATATCAGGCTACTTTGCAGAAATTGAGCGGCTATACCTGAAATGGGGCTTTAAACGTATACGCATGGAAACGACCACAGCACAGCAGCAGATTGTGAATGAGTTAAAATATACCTACTTCCCCAATAACGGGATCTTATGTTCCATAGAGGAACACAGGCCTAACCGTAACCACGGTACAAAGGAAGAACGTATTCAGTCTACCTTAAAGCCCAGGTATGAGCAGCGAGTTATGTACCACTACAAAGGGGGTAACTGTGAACTACTTGAAGAAGAGCTGCGCTTTGAAAACCCGCCACACGACGATCTTAAGGATGGCCTAACTATAGCAGTGCTAGCAGCTAAGCCAGCAAGCAGGCAAATGCAGTCCGAAAGTTCTAACAGTAATGTCGTTTATCACCGTAAATTTGGAGGAGTTGCCTACCAATGAGTCAAGTAGAATGCCTAACAGGCCTAGCCAATCCTGACCACAAAGCTAAGCATGTAGCTGACATGTGGACTAAGTTTAAGACGTCTAGGCAGTCTTTTGAAGACGAAGTGGCAGAGTGCCGCGAATACGTGTATGCAACAAACACCAAACAGACAAACAATGCTAAGCTGCCATGGAAGAACAATACTCACTTGCCTAAGTTATGCCAAATTATGGATAACTTGCATGCTAGCTACTTTGAGTCGCTATTCCCTAATGAGGAATGGGTTAAATGGGACGCCTACAGCGCTGATGCAGCCGATAAGACTAAGGTGCAGGCCATTACTGCCTACATGGCAAACAAACTGCGTGTGAGTGGCTTTAAGGACGTTGTGAGCGATTTATTGCTAGACTTCATTTTATGGGGTAACTGTGTTGCTACCTGTGAGTATGTAGAAGACTATTATATTGATGACGAAACAAATGAAAAGGTTATTACCTACATAGGCCCAAGAGCTAGGCGTGTACCTATGGCAGATATTGTTTGGGATCCTACAGCAGCAAGCTTTGAGGCTAGCCCTAAAGTTGTAAGGTATGTTAAGACTCTAGGCGACTTGCATGCAGAAGCCTTATCAGAGCCCGAGCATTCTTATAAGCATGACATTGTACGTAAAGCCCTGGCTAACAGATCCTTTCATCAAGGCTCTAGCAGAACAGAACTAAGTATGTTTGACAGTATGGTTGTTGATGGCTTTGGCAGCTTTGGCATGTATATGCGGTCAGGCCTAGTGGAAATATTAGAATTCCATGGTGACATGTATGACCTTGAAACAGGTCTGTTCCTTAAGAACCACATTATAACTGTTGTAGACAGGTGTGACCTTGTGCGTTGCGAACCTAACCCTAGCTGGGTTGGTAAGTCATACTTTGTGCATGCACCTTGGCGTCAAAGGGCTGGCAGTACGTACGGGCAAAGTCCGCTCGTTAACCTAATAGGTATGCAGTACAGAATAGACCACCTTGAGAATATTAGGGCTGACTTGTTTGACCTTATGGCACTGCCGCCCATTAAAGTGCGTGGCTTAGTTGACAACTTCAAGTTTGGCCCTGGCGAAAAGATTATACTACCTGACCCTGACTCAGATGTAGACTTCCTACGTGTAGATGGCACAGCACTGCAAGCTGACAGCCAAATAGCAAACCTGCTTGCCTTAATGGAAGAGTTTGCAGGTATGCCTAAAGAGGAGCTGGGGTTCCGTACCCCTGGGGAAAAGACAGCCTTTGAAGTCGGGGAAATGAAGCGTGCACGTAACAAGCTGCCACAACAGAAGATTAAGTCCTTTGAGCAGAAAGTACTTGAACCTTTGCTTAACAGTATGTTAGAATTAGCGCGAAGGAATATTAACGCTATAGACACTATTAGTGTACTGGATACTGATACAGGGGCTTTAGAGTTCCTTAGTATTACCAAAGCAGACCTTACAGCAAAAGGAAAAATAAGAGCTGTAGGAGCTGACCATTATGCAATGCGCAACAATGTTTTACAGAATTACCTTGGCTTTAGACAGGCATTTGCAGCAGATCCAGCTGTTATGTCACACGTATCCGGATTAGCCGAAGCTAAGCTTTTTGAAGAACTGTTACAACTAGGCCGCTACCAGCTAATGACGCCTAACGTCAGGATATCAGAGCAAGCAGAAACACAAATGCTTGGCATTCAGTACCAAGAAAACATACAAGTAGCACAAGAACAAGAATTACCTGATGGTATGTAAAGATGCCTACTAAGCGCGACTATAAGAAAGAATATAAAGAATACCACAGCAAACCTGAGCAGAAAGCTAATAGAGCTAAAAGAAATGCAGCAAGAGCCACAATGGTTGAAGCAGGCCGTGCACGTAAAGGAGACGGTAAAGACGTTGACCATAAACGTCCTCTTAAGCGTGGTGGCGGTAATGGAGCTAGTAATCTTCGTGTTGTTAGCAAATCTACTAATAGGTCTGCTGGCGCTGCTATACGCTATGGGCGGGGAAAGTAATGACGAATAACCTAATAGAACGGCACGTTACAGCAGACAACCTTGACCGTGTACGTGTCGAATTCAAAGAGGCCGCACACTTGTTTGGGTATGTAACTAAAGCCATTACTGATATGGAGAATTCTATAAGAACTAAGGCTATGGCTGAGGATTTTAAAGGCGACTGGGCTTATAACCAAGCCTACTTAGTAGGGCAATTGAAGGCTTTAGATTTTTGTAAACAACTTATAACAAGGTAGGATTTATGGACAATGCTGACCAAGCTAGTCAAACAGCACCAACGATTTTTAACGATTTCATTGGGGCTGAGAAGAAGTATAAGACTGTCGATGACGCTTTAGCAAGCGTGCCCCATGCACAGCAGCATATTGCCAAGCTGGAAGCTGACAATAAAGCTTTGCGTGACCAGCAACTTGCCATCCAAGCGCGGCTAGATGCTTTGATCACGAGAAGCCCTTCTACAGACGGTGTGCAAGCTCTACCCCAGCAACCCACAGCCGGGCAATCTGTAGACATGGAAGCACTTGTTGAGAGAGCCTTAGCCAGGCGACAGTTAGAAGCTAAAACACAAGAAAACAGCAGCAAGGTAGCTGCTGAACTTAAGCAACTGTATGCTGACAAGGCAGAAAGTGTTTATGTGGAAAAAGCTAGGGAGCTAGGCTTAGATGTTCAAGACCTGAACAGCATGGCCGCTAAAAGCCCTCAAGCAGTTTTAGCTTTATTTAAACAGACGAACCAACAGCAGTCTGGCAGTGTACATGGGGGTGTTAATACCCTAAGCCTTGGTGGTGGTGAAAGTGTAGATGCGCTTATGGCAGTCTTAACAACTGACCCAAAGACTTACTACAGCAAAACGCACCAAGAGCGCTTATACAGAGCAATGGCTAGACAAAATAACAATTAGATGAGGTTTATATGATTAGATCAGCTGATACACACATCCGGGCCACAGTATACTCAGAAGAGATCAAAAGACTCTTATTAGCCGATCTTATGGCTGGTAAGTGGTGTAAATGGATCACGCCTGACTTTGGCCATGGCACTACGTACAGTGTACCCTCTATAGGTCAACCTATGGTTAAAGACTGGAACGAGAACGTCGATACCACTTCAAGTGCAAGAGATATTGGTGAGTTCACTATGATTGTTGATGAGGATGTGTATTCCCAAGACACGATCACCGACAAAGCAAAAGAGGACTCTTACTTTCTTGACAACCTGTATGGCAAATCACAGTTCGTTGCTGACCAAGTTCGTGTACTTAACGAATACTTAGAAACAGCAGTACTTAAAGCAGCTGGCCCTGGTGCTAAGTCAGGTGGTGGCCAAACAACCGCTAATGCCAACAGGATCAATAGCGCGGATCACCGCTTCAATGGTACTGGTACTAGCCGTGTAATCACCATTAACGACTTCCATTATGCTAGATCAGCTCTATCTCGCTCTAACGTACCTGGCCAAGGTTTAGTTGCAGTAGTGGATGAGTCTGTAGCTTATGAAATCAGCAAAATTGCTACTAACGTACTTTCACCAGTACCTATGTATCAAGATGCTATCGCTAACGGTATTGTTGGTGCTAACAGTCAATTCCGCTTTAACATCGCTGGGTTTGACGTTTATGTATCACAGTACTTATGGCAACTAACGGCAACTGAAGCAATTACACATTCTGGCGCTTCTGTTACTGCACAAGTAGGTGACGTTCAGAACCTGTTCTTCGCTGTACCTTCTGCTGACTTTGCACCATTCCGTGGTGTTATGCGTAGAGCACCTAGAACAGAGCCTCAACGTGATGCAGTGAAAGGTGGTGGCATGGAAACATTAGTAACAACGATGCGTTTCGGTGTGAAACTTTTCAGGCCTGAGAACATGGTTGCTATTAACACTAACGCTGCACTATAAGGGGTATATTGATATGACCGTTTACACAAACTCTGATGGCTTGGTACAATTCTACGGGCCACGTTCGACAAACGAAAATGCTGTTGCTAGACAGTATATTAACGATGCTGGTTCTGAGAGGTCTATTGAGATTGATGTTGAGTATACACACATCGGCTCAGGTATTAGTACTTTTCTTGACCAGGACTCAAACTTCAACGGGTCTAACGACAGTTTTAGTAGCGCACACGCCTATATCCCTGCAAATGCTATTATCGTTGACGCTAAGTTCTACGTTAAGACTGCATTCACGTCAGGCGGGGCTGCTACCTTAGATGTGGGCTTGTATGCTAAAGCTGGTGGAGCTATTGACGCTGATGGCTTTATTGCAGCGCAAGCTGTTGCTGGCCTTACCGCTAATACAGCTATTGTAGGTGCTGGTGCGTTAGCTACCAATGATAACGTAGGCACTGCAAACGCGTATATTGGTATGACATACGGAACTGCTGCTTTCACAGCTGGTAGTGGCCGTCTTGTTGTTAGGTACGTCCCACAAAGACCGCAGTAATGTGTTAGGCAGCCAAGGCTATGTGCATTAGCACACCTCAAACCGGCTGCCACTGCTAGCGCCAGCAGCCTGTCTTAAGCAGGAATAGGCGCACTAATTCTATACCCATAAAGGCATAAAATGGCAAACATTGAACACAGCACAATGGGCCACAGCTCAGTGCACGAGCCTAAGCATATAACAATATCTACCACAGCAGACGCTGGTAAAGTAATCACTAGCAGCAGTGCTACCAATGCTGTAAGTGTGTACCGTAAGCTTGGTGTACATGAGCTTGATGCTGCACTTGCAGGCCAAAACCCTTTTACAGGTTTTCAGTTATGGTCTGATAGCCAGTATGTTACTGGGGCAAGGCGTGCAATAAGTGCTACAACCCGTACTTCACTGACCATTAACGGCACAGGTGCTGGCCAAGTTACGACTTACACAGCCAGTGGTTCAGGTAATTGGTACAATACATCTACCAATAAAATAACACCTACCAGCCTAAATGATGCTTACCTGTGTGAGTTGTACTTTACTATAAAGATTCCTGTAGGCACTAGCCCTTACGTCACTATAGACTTTGATGTAGCTGGGACAACTGGTGTAATACGTGAAACGACGCGAAGTGTGGCTAAAGGGGCAGCTGTTGACGAGAAGATGTCATTCCCTTTCCTAATGCATGCTACGGCAGACTTTAAGAACAACGGTGCCGTTATGAATATAACAACCAGCCATGCTGCTGAGCTTTTCGATATAAGACTTATAGTTACAAGACTACATAGGGCAGTATAGTATGCAAATGACTTTGCTGGACATTACACAGGATATATTGTCTGACATGTCTTCAGACAATGTTAACAGTATTAATGATACAGAAGAATCTTTACAGGTTGCCCGTATTGTACGTACTACCTTTTTTGAGATTATCTCAGGGGCTGACTGGCCTCACCTCAAAGAGATATTCCAACTAACAGCGTTAGGTGACGCTAATAAGCCTACACATATGCGCCTACCTACAAGCATCTCAAAGGTAGAGACAATTAGGTATAATATGTCTATAAATGGACAGGTTGAGTGGGGTGATGTTAAATTTGTTGATGCAGAGTACTTTTTAGAGTACGTATCCAGGTATGACAGTTCCAGTGCCAGCAACCAGTTAGTTACAGATATTACAGGCATCCAGTTTGCTGTTAGTAAATCAGATATGCCTAGCATTTGGACAAGTTTTGATGATGACTATATTGTGTTTAACGGTTATAATAGCACCGTCGATGGCACGTTACAGCAATCTAAAACACTGTGTACTGGCTACCGTGAAGCAACGTTTACCTTGACAGACAATGCAATACCTGACATGCCTGCCAAGATGTTCAGCTTGCTGCTTGCTGAAGCTAAAAGCACCTGCTTTAACGCTTTAAAGCAACAGCCTAATGCTAAAGAAGAGCAGCGTGTAAGGCGTCAAAGGTCTTGGCTTGGGACAGAGAGACATAGAACAATATCAACTATTGAGTACCCAGATTATGGCAGATAAAAAAGAGATTTATACCAAAGAAGATTTTGTTGTGTTATTTGACCGTTCACGTAACCTGCATTTAATTGAAATGAAAACTGACGTTGAAAAGCCTCTGCCAGCAGCTTTAAGTGAAACGTCTTATACCCGCCATGACTTTGCTAGAGTCGCCATTGAAAACTTTGTAAGATCACAGAAGAAGGTCTAATGCCTGCACAGTACCTGCTACCGTTTGTAAAAGGTCTTAATACTGACCAAGGTGTGATAACAGGAGATAGCGGGTTTACCCGTGACGAGTCTAACGTTGTCCTGCAAAAAGATGGATCTAGGAAAGTAAGGCTAGGCCTGGACTATGAGTCTAGTACACTGCAAGGCCTTACTGGGACGACTATTAATACAACCGCCTTCACAAGTTACACATGGGAAGCTGCCGGGAACAAAGATAAAACATTTATAGTAATGCAGCAAGGCTATAAATTGCATTTCTTTGACGCGGGTTCTAGCAGTATTATTGCCGGCTTTCACAGTACAATAGAATTGACAACTACACCTTACTATAATACTACAACAGCCAGCGACTGCCGTGTAGAGTATGCACCTGGCAATGGCAGCTTGTTTATTGCTGGCCTTAAGTTTGAACCTTGCAGGATTGGCTACAACGGTACTACTCTTAATAAGGTTGACATAGTTATTGAGACACGTGACTACTATGGCATCCCTGACGGTGTAGAGCCTGATGTTAGGCCTGCCAGTCTGTCTAATGATAACAAGTATAACCTGTTTAACCAAGGCTGGTATCAGAAAGCTAATAACCGCAGTGGCACTGTAGTTAACGTTATTGATGAGTTCTATACAAAAGAGCTAGACTTTCCTGCTAAGATTTACCAGTGGTGGCGTGGCAAGCGTGAAGCTAACTATGGACAGTTCTTCTCTGAAGATTTACGTAACATTTACTCAGGCCGCCTAGAAGCACCTAAAGGTCATTTTGTAATTGATGTATTCAGACGCAATTACAGTAGGTCTGTGAAAACAAATACCACTACAAAGCAAGAGTTTTTCGGTAATAGCGTGAATGGCCCAGCTGCATTTAGCTATGGAAGCAAAGATGAAGAGCGTAACAGGCCAGCAGCTGTAGCTTGGTATGCAGGTAGGTTGTTTTGGGCTGGGGCTCTTTCAGATATTGATGGTGCGCTAGTCAGTAGCCCTGACTTAACGGGTTACCTGTTCTACAGCCAAACAGTAAGGTCTGAGTTAGATTACGGCAAGTGCTACCAAGAAGCAGACCCTGCAAGTGAAGAAGACAGTGACCTTGTTGCCTCTGATGGTGGTTACATGGTATTCCCAGGTGCAGGCCGTGTACAAAAGCTGGCTGTGATTATGGACAGCCTTATAGTGATGACTGATAAGCAAGTATTGGCTATACGGGGTGGCGATGCAGGCTTTACTGCTGAAGCACAACAGTCATACAAAATATTAGATGTTGGTATTGCAGGTCCAGGTTGTGCGGTAATAGCTGAAGGCAGCTTATTCTTATGGGCTAAGGATGGTATTTACAGTGTAGGCTATAATGGACAGTCAGGTGGTATATCAGCTCAGAACCTGAGCTCAGGTAAGATACAAGACTATCTTACCCAAATAAACCCTATACAACAAGCTTATGTGCAGTCAGTGTATGACTCACTCAATAAGAAAGTTAGTTGGTGGTACAATTCAGACAACAGTTTTAATGGAGTCATAGACACAGGCAAGTTGGTTACAGAGCTGAGTTATGATATACTGTTACAGGCATTCTGCAAGAACACACTAGCATCAAATAATAATTACCTTGCTACATCCCCGTTCTATACAGTAAGTCCGCGTGTTAGCGTTATAGCTAATAATGTTACTTCAGGCGCTGACACAGTTGTATCAGGTTCTGACAATGTAACTGTAGGTGGTTCAGGTTACAGCTACACAGCTAACAAAGTTTTCATGTTCCTTATCAATACTTCAACAAGTACACTAGGGGTGTCTTACTACAAGAACACATCCTACAAAGACTATGGACTAACGACTTACACTGCATTTTTGCAGGGCAACAACGATATCCTTGGTGACGCAACAAGTAAGAAGTACCCTCTGTACTTTAGGTGTCAGTTTAGGCGTACTGAGACTGCTTTCATTAATAACGGCTCAGGCCAGCCTGCACTAGACTTCCCTAGTAGCTGCAAGATGCAGGCTAAGTGGGACTATAGTGACTCTGATAACAGTGGCAAATGGTCTACTGAACAAGAAATTTACCGCTTTACCCGTGCTTATATGCCTGGGGCAATAGGTGATGCTTTTGATTATGGGCAAGAAGTGATTACAACTAAAACTAAACTACTGGGTACTGGGCGTTCTTTGTCTATGAAGTTTTCAGCAGTGGCGGGTAAAGGGTTTCATTTACTAGGGTTTGGTTTTGAAGGGGTGGTTAATAATGCGTTATAACTTACACCAAGACAACGACGTGAAACTTGATGTAGAAGAATTTAGAGGAGTCGCCTACCTGCACTGTGAAGTACTTGGTAAGTTCACAGTAAGCCGTTACAAGAAATTCCTTGTAATATTTACGGCTGCCCTCGAAACTTTAAAGAGAAAGTATACAGCTGTCAGGGCTATGATCCAAGCTAGCAATAACAAACTTGCACGCTTTGCTGAGATGTTCCAATTCGAGAAAATAGGCTTTACCCCTAAAGACGGTAACAGACCTTCTTACCATATATATGAGGTACAATATTATGGGTGACCCGATAACTGCTGTTCTAATCGGCTCTGCTGTACTTGGTGTAGGCAGTGCAAGTCAACAACGTAAAGCACAGAAAAAAGAAGGCCGTGAGCAGCAGAAGCTTGCAGCAATGGAAAACAACAGACGTATACGTCAAGCACAAAGAGAAACCAGGCGTGCTAGGGCTGTTACAGAAGCTCAAGGGAGTATGTCTGGGCAGTTAGGTAGCAGCAGCACTATAGGTGTACTTGGTAACCTACAGAACCAACTAGCTAGTAATATTGAGTACATGGATAATGCGGCTGACTTAAATAAGCGCGTGCAGAATGCCAGGCAAAAGCAGGCTGACTGGGCTTTTGTCGGTCAGATGGCTTCATTAGCAGGCAGTGCAGCTTCCTCCTTTGGTAAGCCTGCTGGACTAACTACCACTACTGGCTCAGCAGCTAAGCCAGGTGTGCCTAGCGCGAATTACACAACCACGCCAGCAATACAACGACCAACAGTTAACAGTTCCAGCATTTACGGGTAAAATTGATGTCATACTTTGGTGATGAAGTAACGCAAGCTGATGTAGACTATATTTTCAATGATAAGCCGTACAGGCCTGTTGTAGACCTTCGTGAGCAGTTCTATGCTGACCTAGCCACCAGACAACCACAGGCCTACAGACGCATGCAAGATGAAGCCGCTGTAGGTGTAGATACGACCTACCAGACACTAACTGCTGATGCCACATCTGAACGTAAAGTAGCTTTAAACAAAGGTTTGCAAAGTGCCTTATTGGCTGCGCCTGTAGAAGAGGCCCAAGGTATTGTAGACAACTTTTCTGACAAAGCTAACCAGCCCTTAACTATGCGTGAAATGTTCTTCGAGCAGCAAGGTATTGAGTTAAAGGATGACTTAGAAGTGGCCAGGAATCTGCTGTCTGAGACGTCTGCTAAAATACCTACCAACCTAATTAACCGCGCTAAAGCTAGAGCTACAACCAGCCAAATTGGTGCAGGTGCAGACCCTGGCAGTCTTATAGCTGAAGCAGGCAGGGAACAAGCCTACTTTGAAGGTTCAGACAAGCAAAGCCAGCAAGCTTTTATACAAGAAGAACAGGACATAGCGTCAGCTCAAGGCGGCCTAATAAGGTCAATGCCAGCATTCACTATGGCGTGGATGTCACAGGCTGCTAAAGAAGTTACTGGTGAGCAATCTTACCTTTACGGGAATGCTGTAGAGGCTCTGGCTGCGCACATATACTACAGCCCTGACCGTGCTAAAGCTACAGAGGCAGTTATTACCAGTGTACGTAAGCACAGTGGCCTGCTAGGTGAAAATGAATTTGATGTAGCCTCTACGCTGGATTTAGTTAATGACTATGTAGGCAAGATTGATGAAGGCACCACTGAAGAGTGGCGTGCTAAACTGCAAAACTTCATGCTTAACACCTTTGCTATTATAGACTTTATACCTGACTGGGTGCCTAACTTTAACAAGACCATTAAAACAGCTAAAGCTAATAGTGCAGCTGCCCCTTTAGGGCGTGGTATTGACACCCCTTTGGGTGACATAGCTGCAAATGATAAAGCTGCTGGTGACATACTAGCCAGCGCTGTATTGCAAGAACCTAGTGGCCAAGCAGGGAATGTATTAGGTGTAACTAAAGAGCAAGCTGCTATAAACAGTGTGCCAGGCTTTGAGTATGACGGCCTACGCGTTGCTGGGCAAGACGGCACTAAAGAGCTTAACGACAATGTAGCTGTGGCACTAGCTACTGCTGAGAACATTACACCTGCAAGTTTGTACCCGTTTGTAGATGCATCTAAGCAGGAAAAGCAGCTAGAAGGTGTGTTAACACAGTTACCTAAAGACGGCCAATTACCCCCTTACCAATCTGACCTGACTTTAAGTATTTTTAAGAAGTCTGATGACGGCTTTTTAAGGTACGGCTCTGTGTATGGTAAAGCAGACGGTTCAAGTTTTACGTCTTATGACGAGGCTTTATCAGCTTCACAAGGTATTAGGCAACAGTTTGGTGCTGGCCCTTTTGAGACTGAAGGTGTGACTATACTTGAGCGTGTTGGTGGTGGCAACACCTGGTCTACTCTTCAAGGTGCACCAACTGAAGGTGCAGAGTTTAAAGTGCAGTTAGATGTTAAGCAGCGCATGCGTTGGGATACTGACCATGTAATACCTGAAGAGGCTGTAACACCAGCCCTCTTTGGCACCAGGTACTTTCAGAATATACACGCAACGTTGTCTAGTGACTATACTACCGCGTTAGTAGTATCTAATGAAAGTGCTTCTAGGTTACAGTCAGATATACTACGTATTAATGAGCCTATTTTTAAGCTGAACGAGTTTAAGAAGCAAGGCGTACTTAAGGCTATTGTAGACGGTGGGGAACAAGAGCGGGTATTTAACGACACTGAACTTGTGGCTATGTATAAACTAGACCAAGACCAAATACATGCCTACCATTCTGAGAGGGCTATGTGGGATGTTATACACCAAATAAAGAACAAAGAAGAGTACACCACCAAACTGTCTGAAGGCTACGTACGCCTCAAGTCTGATGCAGACGACGGTACGCAGGCTGTTGATACCATGGGTAAGGCTGTTGACTTAAGTAACTTCACTGGTGTGGAGAAGGTCGCTGTGATAGATAAAGGCCAGGTTACTGTTGTAACAAGAGCAGAAGCTGACCAGTTCAAACAGCAAGGCTACCAAGCTTATGCCTTAGCTGACGTACATAATGCGGCTGGGGATAAACGCTACAAGTTTATGATGGCTAAGCCTACAGAGCATGTGCAACCACTGCCTGAGCAGATGCTCCCGTACCGTAAAGGGTACTATTATAAAATAAACAAAGGGAAGTACTTCATTGAAAAAGAGTTCCCAGGTGAACTGAACGGTGTTGCTCACAGCTTTAAGCGTGCTGTTGCTATTGCTGACAGCCCTGCTGCTGCTGAAATGGCAGTTAAGCAAGGTATAGGCACAGGTTATAAGGTAGACGAGAACCTTGTGAACAACCATGACTTCGCCAACTGGATTGAGATTAACACCCCTACTACAGGTTACTGGTACTCTGCAAGGCAGCCACAAATGCCTACATACAGTGTAGACATGGCTAACCAATTACAACGTGTGACCAGTAAGTCTGAAGACCCTTTGTCTGCGGCAGAAGCTGCTGCTGCTAAAGTCAGTAACTTTGTTGCATGGCGTGACACAATCAAAACATACGAGCAATTACACAAGAACACCTACCCTGAGCTTTGGACAAGTGATGGTGCAAGGTCTTTGTACTTAGGTACGCAGGCAGCTGACAATACTGCACGGGTAAGAGCTGCTAACGCTATGTTTGAGCACATGACCAGCCTGACAGGCTATGCTAGCCAAGTTGATGCTACTTGGAATAACTGGATGGTGTCTATGGATAAGCTATTCAGTAACCACAGGTTAGGACAACACACATCTAAACTATTCCTTGATGCAGGTGTTAAAGCTAACCCTGCAAGGCTGTTAACTAGCGGCACTTACTACACACAAGTGGTTTCTGCCCCTTTCAGGCAGTTCTTACTTAATATTATGACGCCCACATTGTACGCAGGTGTTGCACCTGTAACATGGGCTAAGTCTATTAAAGAGGCTTACTTTGTTTACGCCAAGCTAACAGGCGGGCATTTACCTTTGCGCAGCGTGCAAATTGATAATGCATTACGTACAACTGGTGGTGTTGTTGACGACATTACAGAAGTAGCTAGGCAGTTCGTAAAGACGGGTAAGATTGAAACAGTTGACAGCCATGTACAACTACATAACGAAATGTTAAAGGCCTTTAAAGGTGGTTCTGATACTAAAGCAGAAGCGCTGTTCAGGGAGTCTGTTAAACCTCTTAAAAAGGTCGTTGGTTTTGTTAGAGAGCAAGGTGTTGTGAAAGGCGAATTATTTAACAAGGTATTTAGTTTTGTTTTCTCTAAGAATATGCTGCAAGCTGACAAGAAAGTCCCTCTTAAGGGCAACTGGTATGACAAGGCCAACCTGGAGCGTATAAGTAACAAAGCTAACCAGTTAGGTTTAGATATGACTAAAGTTGGGGCTTATGCTTACCAAGGCGGACTTGCTAGACCTCTTACCCAGTTCTTAGGTGTTATGCACCAAGCTATGGGTGTGTTGGTGCCTAAAATACCTGGTGTAGTGCGTGGCAACAGAGCTTACGATGGTAAGCGTGCCGCTGTGCTACTTGGCCTTTTCTCTTTATGGGGTGCACAAGGCTTGCCATTCAGCCCTGACGAGCTTATTAATGGCGTACTAAGGCAGCAGCTAGAAGATAATGGCATTGACCTGTCTGTATTAGACAATGGCACATCATATGCTTTGATGGAAATACTACTAAGAGGTGCGCTGGGGGCTTCATTTGCTGAAGTTATGCGCCTCGCCACTGGCCAAGAAGAGTCTGTTACTTCTGAATTCAGTGGTGTCATTAGCCCAGTAGCTTCAGGTGCTAACCCGTTTGTAGAGCGCCTACTTACATCTGAAGGTACTTTGCTTGAGCTGCTAGCAGGGCCTAGCTTGAACTTTGTAAATAATGTCAGCGCTGCTGCTACAAGTACAAGGTTACTTATGTATGGCTATAAGCCTGACGAACTTAGCTTAGAAAAGCTTAAGGACATTGCTGTAACATGGGCTGGCATCTTACCTAGCTTCTCTAATTATATGCAGGCTTCAGCATCTATTAAGTACAAGCAGGTTGTGGATGACTACTATAGCTTCAGTAAGAAGGATGTAAGATTGCAGTCCAATATGGGCGAGCAGCTTATTAAAGCTTTTGTCGGGATTAAACCAGGTAATGAGCAGACTTTTTACGACATGCTAGGTGATAACAAAAAGATGGAAGAGGCAGCAAAGCAAGATGTTGCTATTATTAAGGGTATGTGGTTGCGTATAGCTACAGATAACACATTGACAGATGAGCAAAAACAAGCTAAAATTGCAGGCATTAGCAGTGTACTAAGTAATAACCAATTATATAACAATAAGATACTAGACACACTGGCAGTTGAGCTTGTTAACGACAGTACATTAGAGCCTATTGTTACTGCTTTTATTACCAAAAACCTACTAGACACACCTGAAAAGTCCATAACTGCTACCGAAAGGGAGTTGGACAGGTTCTTCTTAGGACACCCTTTAGTCCCTAAAGAAACTCAAATAAAAATACGTGAGATGGTTAAGACATACGCTGAAGACGCTAGAGCTGCAATAGAGTTAAATAATGCCACAACAAATTGACCTCAACCAGATCCAATACCAAGCTGCGCAAGTAAGGCCTGTTGATAACAGTGCCTTTGTAAATGCTACGAGCAATCTTATTGATGCTGGTGCTCTACTGCAAGAGCGTAGTGCTTTTAAGTCTTTGCAGAAAGATGTGTCTAGCCTTGAGCAAGACTACCAGAATGAAAAGCAGGCAGATGCTACAGCATTTGCTGACGTGCGTGCACAGCTAGCTAATGGCACTAAAGCTGACAGCGACACAGCAGAACTGCAAGCACATGCTGTTAAGCTCGCTAACAAGCTTAGGCAAGGTGGTAATAGCCTTGACTACGTGACCAAATTACAGTTAGCGACCAAGCAAGCTAAGATGCGTGCCCCATGGGCAGCAGACAAGCTAGAAGCTACATTCCAGCAGTATGTGGGTAGTGAAGGTAGCAGTATGATATATACTGACTACCAGGCTAGTCAAAAGCTGCAACAGCAGTACCAGCAGCAGCTGCTTAGTGATGCCTCTGAAATGGGCTTACACCCAGCCGACCCTTTCTTAGAGCAGAAAGTATTGCAAGGTAAAGCTGAAGCCTACAAGTTAAAGACAGACATGCAGAAAATGCAGGCTGTTGGTGCATCAGATGAGCTAGTGTCAAGGTCTGTCATTAATGCGTCTGTTACAGGTATTGACAACCAAATAGAGTCAGTTATCTCTGCTGCTGTATCACAGTATGGCAGTTTAGATAAGGTGCCGGTAGAGCAGCAAGCTATGTACGTACAACAGCTTGCACAGCTTAAAGCTAATGCACGCCTCAGTATTGAGAATTCTGTTACACGCAGTGGGCTTATTAAGCCTGACAAAGAACACCTTAACAGTATTGGAGCATCTCTTAATAGTAAAATTGATTTGATGACTGACATGCTTAATGGCAAAGTATCTTCAGATATTATAAAGAATGGATATAGCATTGCTGAGAATAGTGTAATGCTTGATCTTTACAAGAAAGATATTAACCTTTTCAAAGCTGTGTCACTTATGGCTAAAGCACCTAACGCACCTTTCTCAAGTTCTGTGCAGAACGCTAAGTTGGGTGGTCAGATGATTAACTTCATTAACGGCGAATATCCTACGGATGCCAAAGAACGCAATGCAACTGTGAGCGCAGTTACGTCAGCCATGCAGCATAAAGATACAGCACCAGAAACACAGGCACAGCTAGGTTCGGCTATTGTTGATGCCCTTGATAAAGGGGTGAGATCCCCTGGTACTATGACTGTGGCTGACAGAGACATGCTGATTGATGCGTACCGTAACCCAAGAAATAAGCCTGTCTTTGATAAAGACCCCAAATCCTTGCAAGTTCTTGAAAGAGCTGTGCAACATAAGATGTACCAAGAAATCCCTGGTGTACTTAAGAGCCGCTATGAGCCTACAGAGTTGAAGCAAGTGCAAGCAACTGTCAGTACTAATGGTGCATTACAGTTTGTGCCGTTAAAGACAGATGGCGGTGACTTTAACAGAGCAAGTGCTATTGCCAGTGAATTAAATAAGCATGTAGCACCTAAAGTAAATAAGACCTTAGATACATGGTCTGCTTACAGTGGTGCGCAGGGTAAAATCACTATTAATCCTTACGCCAAACTACGCAACATTATGCCTGTGATAGGTGCTGAGGATGTCGTTATACAGCAACCGCAGCGAGCAGCAGCGCCACAAGCAGCGCCTGCACCTGAGCAGCCTAAAGTAAGGCGTGTTGTAAGGAAAGCTGACGGCAGTGGCTTTATGTATGGTGACCAATAATGCCTGTTATAGAATATGAAGGTCAGCAGTACGAATTCCCTGAAGATGCTAGTGACGAAGAGATCTTTGATTTCTTAGGTAATGAGCCTGCCAGTGAAGCGCCTACTGACGACGTGCCAGAGCCTTTGCTGCCAGAGGGTACATCAGACTATATAAAGCAGAATGAAGGTTACAGAGCAAAACCTTATAAGGACAGTTTAGGCATACGTACTATAGGTTACGGTTTTAACTTACAAGACCAGTCTAACCAGGCATTAGCTCAACGTCTAGGTGTTAAGTTTGATAAGCCTTTAAGTGCACAGGATGCTGATAAGCTTTTTAAGCACAGTGTCATTGCAGCTGAAGATTCATTACGAAACTTAGACCCTGAGTATGACAATAGACCTGACGGGGTTAAGAAAGCTTTACTTGATATGTCGTACAATCTTGGGGCTAACCGATTAGGTGAGTTTGAAGATATGTTTACAGCTATTAAGTCTGGGGACTATAAGCAAGCAGGCTTTGCAGTTACGAAGTCGCTATACGCGTCACAGGTGCCTGTACGGGCACGTAATAATGCCAAGCTGCTAATGCAGGCGTCAATGCAGGCAACCGAGCAGCGTTATGCAGTACAGCAGCCTGTACAGTCTTACAGCGAAGGTGACTATGAAGACGAAGCTGGTAACCCGTTCTATGTAGATTCTAATGGCCAGGTTAACCCAGCCAGGTATGCACCATGACAAGTCCAGTAGGTAAACTAACTAAGATAGTACACAAGCCTGGCACTAAAGGTGACCAAGGCCCAAGAGGCTTTGACGGCATGCCAGGCCTAACAGGCCAGCAAGGCCCTGTAGGTAAACAAGGGATACCTGGCCTACAAGGGCCACAAGGCGAGCCAGGTCTTACACCTGAGCATGAAGTACAGCAAGGCATGGTTAGGTTTAAAAAGCCTGACGGGTCTTGGGGTCAGTGGGTACAGCAAAGGCCTGGTACAGGCAGTGGTGGTCACCCGCCTTACCTAGTTAAGTACCACGCTATAACTACTAATAACTACCGCATAACACGTGACTCACTTGTGTGGGGCAATAACATATTTGGGGTGCGCTATGCAGGGGCAATAACAATATACATACCACCAGCAGCAGACGTACAACAACTTATGTTCTTTAAAGATGAATTAGGCACAGCAACAATAACATTAACAGCAAGCTAGGACACAACAATGGCACAAGGCGATATTATTCTTTTTGATCAATTCATGGTTGATTTAGGTGAAAAACTACATGACTTAAGCTCTGATGTCTATAAGCTAGGTTTGGTTACCTCAGTGACTACGCCTACAGCTACAACAGCAGATCCTAGATGGGGTGCAGGCGGTACAACCAACTTCGATACGAATGAGTGTACAGCAGGTGGTAACTATACAGCTGAAGGGCAAACCTTAGCGAGCGTTACGTTTACATTAACAGGCGGTAAAGCTGTGTTTGATGCTGCTGACCTGACAATACTTCAAAACGCTAGTAACCCAACTAATGCTAGGTGGGCTATTGGCTATAACAGCACTGATGCTGGCAAGCGTGCACTGTTTGCGGTAGACCTTGGCTCTGCCTTTGACCTCACTACTGGTGACCTTGTATTCACATGGAATGCTGGTGGTATATTTGATATTAACCAGGGGTAGTCTATGACAGCGACCAGAGTTAAAGAGACAGCAACTACCACTGGCACAGGTAACTTCACTTTAGCTGGTGCGGTCACAGGCTTTGTTACATTTAACACAGCCTATGGCACTAGCAGACGCTTCCTCTATTTCATTGAAGGTGTGTCTGGTGAGTGGGAGTCAGGCTTCGGGTACTTGTCAGCATCGACAACACTTGTAAGAGAGCAGATAAGGCAAAATAGTTCAGGCACTACGACTGCACTCAACTTCAGTGCTGGTACTAAGAATGTGTATATGGCCGTTACAGACCGTTCAATTATCCAGCCACCTCAAGGCTGGCAAAATGTATCAACAAAAGGTGTGCCAAGTGCTCACATTTCCGCATCAACACCAAGCGCCGTGCAATCTGCTGGGTCTGATAAGATGCGAATGACACCATTTGAACTAGCGTTCCCGATGGTCGCTACTGGAATTCGTGTAGAAGTTACAACAGCGGCAGCTTCTAGCAAAGGGCGTATGGCGCTGTATGAAGTAAAAAGCAACGGCCTGCCAGGTAATATAATAGTGGAAACTGGCAACATAGACACTACAACTACCGGCATAAAGACAGGGACTTTCACTGCAAAGTTCATACATGCAGGCACGTACTGGTCTGCATGTGCACAAGATCTGTCAGCTGTTGCTTTTAGACGCTATTCACAAGGTGGATTCAGGGGGAGTGTGGCTGGAGGTAATACTTCCACAGCTGCTCACGACTCCGGGATAAACCACTCTCTTACTGGGGGGTGGACGACACTGCCTACAGCAGATCCTACTGGGTCAGTCTTAGATGACTCTTCAGGGTGCCTTTTCTTAAACTTAGTGGGAGACATGATCTAATGCCTATTGTATATATTAACAAGCCAGGAATTTATGAGTACTTAGGAAAGTTCAACTTGCGCCTAGAGCAAATTGGCTATACTTGGGTAGGGTACGAAGTTATTAATGGCATTGACACAGTGGGAACTGACGAAAACGGCATTAACGCCAAAGTAAATGCTAAAATTGTGGAATATAACCCTCTAGCATATTGTAAAAAGGTTCAAAAGTTTAACGTAAGAGATAAGTTTCAAGATATCGTTTCACTAGAAGTACGTCCCATGACGCTTGATGAAATTGATACTCTGCTTGATTTGTGGCGATCTATTACCCCCGCTTCCCGTAACCCAACAGCTACATTTCAGAAGATATTAGATATTAACACCCAGGCAAAGGGCTTTCAGACATCAATTAACGCCGCAACAGTCTGGCAAACACTTTGGGCAATTGATTACATGGCCGATGCAACATGGGGTAGATAGGTATGTTACTAGGCAGCTCACCTTTAGGCGCTGTTGCGTTAGGAGAACTGCCTGCGGTCGCTGGCAGTGGCCTTACTTTAAGTGTAGCGCTTGGCCACGTAGTTGTCACAGGTTATGCAGTTGCCATTAATAGTAAGCGTACCCTCCAGGCCGCTACAGGGCATGTGCTTGTAACACCTTACCAGGCCAGTGTCAGGATAGGGAAATCTGTCAGTGTAGCTGCTGGGCATGTCACTGTTACGGGCTACCCCGCCAGTATTAACAGTAAACGTAATGTCATTGCTGCCACTGGGCATGTGGCAGTTACAGGGTATGCTGCTACCGTGACGACAGGGGCGAGCCGCACAGTCAATGTTGTTAAGGGTGCTGTCCTTGTAACCAGCTATGCAGCTAGTGTTAAACGTAGTAGGGGCGTAATTGGTGCAGCGGGACATGTAGTAGTAACGCCATATGCAGCTACGTTAGGTAAGGTTCGTAGAGTAACTGCGACTAAAGGTTCTGTTTTAGTCACAGGCAGGCAGGCAGTAATAAAAACTAACAGACAGGTGCAAGTTGCAGCTGGGCATGTTATAATCACAGGCAAGGCGGCTACGGTAACCTTGGGTGGCACTGCCTATACAGGCGTAAAAATTGATGGCCAACAATACAAGTACACTAATACCGCCTACCAATCTTTAACCCTGTACTGTAACGGTACAGACTATTTTACATTAGAAGGTTTTACATGGAATCCTTAATCGACGTCATGGCAATTGTTAGCCATATTATTGCAGTAGCATCTATTGTTGTTAAGATCACCCCAGACCCTAAAGATGACAAAGCGCTTGAGAAAGTTGTTAAGATCCTTAAGTTCTTAAGTTTAAATAAAGCTACCTAAGACAATATTACCCACCCCGCTAGCTTAATGACGCCACTTAATTGTGGCGTTTCTTTTAAGGTCACCTGACCTTTTACCTGACCTTTTAAATTGTGCTGTATACTACTAATGCAGTAGCTACACGCTCGTCCATCTTCAGACCTGCCTTATTAATCTTATAGCACAGTGCTCTAATATTGTCAGTGCTCTTTACGTCTGTTATGGCAGGCAATTGCCACTTAGGGCTACGCACATATGCAAGCCAGTATGCTATAGCAGTCACTTCGGCATGGTTAGCAGCAGAGTACAGCCTCGGGCTTGGTGGGTATGCAGCAGTAGTAAGGCCTGCTTTGTACATCAGCACGTGCATTTGGTATATATTCTTGTACGTAATAGCCCCTGTAATCTGCATTGGGCCTAAGCCTCTATAAGTCCAGCCATCATTAGTCGCTTTGTCACCATTACCTAGTTTATTGGCGTATACAGTATTAGCAATTGCAATGGGCCTGTGCGCTAACTCTTCAGCTAGTTCAGGCCGCTTTTTGAATATGCTTGGCCATGTCCTAGCAAGGCCCATCTGCGAGTAATTAAGGTTTTCCCTGTAGAAGCTGAATTGTGTTTCTACCCATGCGTTACCTAGTAATACAGCTGTCTCTTCTTTGTTAAGGTTAGCTATATTACATGCAGCAAGGAGTTTGGAATAATTAGTCTTCTGTATTTTTGTTGTAAGTTTCATTATAAAACC